GTCAATTTAGCCTTTTTCTTTTCCGGAGTCTTCCCGTCAATAACGGCAGTAATATACTTGTCAAACGAACTTTTCAATTTGTCTGTCTGTACACTTTCCAGTAAGTCATTCATAATCTCACGTTGATCCTTGCTCAAAGGACCAGTTAATTCGTGCATTACTTCTTTTCTCTTAGTCGCTTCTACAAGTTTTGCAATCTCTGCATCTCTTGTAGCAATGACTTTCTTCGCTTGTTCAGCTACACTTTTTGCTTCTTCAACTGTTTTGTCTTTCAACGCAACAACTTTCATTAGCTTAGATGTTTCTGATTTTTCATTTAAGTAACTATTAGTATACTCATTTGCAAACGTTTCGAAAATCTTACGACCAAAATCGTTTTTACGTGCTGAATCAATATCTTCTTTCAGTGCTGTAATTTCCTTTTTAAGGCCTTTACTTACTGTTTCAGTTACTAACTCTGCACTTCTTTTAACAAAAGTAGTTTTAACTTTTGCTAAGTGTTCTTTAGCTTCACGTACTAAACGTACTTTCGTTTCAGCTAAATCACGTTTATCTTGATGGAACTCTGCAATTTCTTTTGCTAAAGCTTCTACTACAAATTCTTCAAGTTTTCCAAATTTCTCTGATACAACTTTTTGATCTTCATGTAGTTCTCCAACTTCCTTCTTTAGCTGATCAAATACAAAACCTTTTAGCATACCTGCGTTTTCACGCATCGCAACAGCGTATTTTGCTCTTGCTTCTGCTAATGCTTTTCTATCTTCAGCAAATTCAGAAATTTCTTCGCTTAGTTTGTCGTTAACTAGTGAGTCAACAGCTTCAATCATCTGAGCCTTATCATGCTCATACTTTGAAGCAAACTCTTCGCGAAGTTCAGCGGTTACAGCAAGTTTATTTTCGTTAACTTGCTTGTCCCATGCCTCTTGGATGTCAGCTTTAATCTCTTCAGAAAGTACATTGTTTTCAAAAAGTGATTTCAGTGCTTCCAACATTATGGTCTCCTTATTACCTTAGACCCTTGATGATATTCACCAAAGATTCTTTTAAATATTTTTGTGCCTTCGCGTCGCCTTGGACTTCTCGTGCTACATTAAGTGCCTGATACCCCCCACGGGCGTTTAGTAAATGCTCATATATTGGGGTTGGGTATGCACCCGGAGCACTTGGTTGTGCTACAACATCAACTGTGATGATTTCGTAGTCACTTACTTCACCGGAACCGTCTTCACTTACGTTTCCGCTACCTCTTGATGAAACACCTAGTTTAACTCCGCTTTCCAGCATTGTTTTAACTAAGGTGCCCATCGGTGTTGGTAAAACTTTCATTTTGCCATAACCGTTTGGTCCATCCATCCACATATCTGTGATCATATGGCTTACACGGTCTAAGTTTATGTTAAGTCCTTCTGGGTGATCAACTTCTCCAAGAACACTATATCCTCCTGTGATTTGATCGTTGAGAGTTTTGACAGCTCTACCTATCTCAGTAACAGGGTAAACTCGCTGGTTAGCATTTTTTACACCGCCCTGGATACAAATACCTTTAAGATAAAGATCTTTGCCTCCATTCTTGTTTTCAGTAGTCTCGACGACCATACCTGCTTGGTCGAATGTCAATGTCTCAGTTAAATTAAACACCTATAAGTTCCTTAACTATTAAGATCCAATAGTACTTTTACTATCAGTTCCTGTTTCGCCTGCGCCTTTTTTCTCAGCGCCGTGGCCTTTTGAGTTAGCACTCATTGACTTTGAAGCTTTTCCGCCTGGTACGTTAACGTTCCCTGCGTTATCTTCTTTAGCCGAGTCAGCTTTCCCGCCTTTTTCATCACCACCTTGTGCAATGTTACTAGCAGTTCCACCCATGTCGTTAGCGCCAGCTACTGGAGATTTGGTGTTTGCACCATTGTCGCCCATATTAGCTGTTACTTTTTCAACATACTCACGCATTTCAGTGTTGGCATCTTTTTTGCCTTCAAATGCTGGTGCTACTTCAAGATCGGCTTCAGGAGCAAATGCTTCTTCTGCCTCTTCGTCATCACCTTCGTCGTCTCCAGCGTCCATATCCATTTCTGGTTCTGCATCGCCTTCATCTTCGTCACCGTCTTTATCAGCCATCATAGCATCAAATTCAGCTTTTAGGTCATCGAATGTGTCTTCTAAATCAGTAACTCTGTCTTCAATTTCTTCTTCGTCGCTATCTGATTCATCACCTTCTTCGCTGTCTGCGGCAATATCTGCCATCATGTCATCAGCGGCATCGCCACCCATGTCATCTTCTGCTTCTGGTGTAATTTCGTCTACAAAGTTTTCGTCAACTTCTTCATCTGAAGATTCATCAACTTCTTCGTCAGTTGCTTCGTTAGTTTCTTCGTCGTCTGAAGATTCATCAACTTCTTCGTCAGTTGCTTCATTAGTCTCTTCATCATCTGAAGATTCATCAACTTCTTCGTCAGTTGCTTCTTCTACTTCAACTTCTTCTACATCATCTTTTAAAAGATTTTCGTAAATATCACGTGATTTTTCAACCACAATTTCGTGAAACAGTTCTTCTGCTCCCGCTTTGTCTTCAGCAATTAGCTTTTCAAGCATTGCTTCAAATTTGTTTTGATTAGCCATTTTTCTCTCCTCCTGTTGTTTAGATACGATAAGCTGTCAATTGTATTTATGGTTTTTCATTAAAAGGGTGGTTAAACCGGGCAAAACGAGCCGATTTTACATTAAGATTGTAAATTCACGAATTTTTCAATGAATTCACTTACTGTGATGTGTGATAAGTTGCCCAATGGTCTTAAATTATCAGGGCAATAATCATCTTTGTTCTCTACTACTCTTATATATCTTTTTTGTATATTTTTTTGAATTATGATACCAGTCTGTCGACTCCAATTTCCGTGGTATGTAGCACTATCTGTACTTCTTTTATAATTTTGTGTATCTGCAAACAAATTATTAATTTTGCCTTCTAGTCCTTCATAGTCAAAGCCTAGTATGTATATTTCGTTGTGATCGTGTGCTTTACCATAAGTTGCTAACCATAATGCTGTAGGCCCACTTGACCACCCTTTAGGATCGTCAAAGTAATTAAACTTATGAAATTTTTCAAATAATTTGTTTGGGTTAGTCCACACTTCGTGTTCTAATTGATATTTTGAATTGTTAATTTCTGTAACCATCTTAGTATCTACAGCAACAAGATAATCAGGATTTAATCCTGTTCTATAAACTGCATTACATGCATATAGAGTTCCGTGTGCTTTAAGTGGTTCTAGTTGTATAGGTTTTCTTGAGGTACCATTTCCAATAACAAATGCTATTGACATGACTAAACAGCCTGTTCTGCGTTAGCGGCAAGTCCGTACATTTGTCTTACGAAATGTAATTCCTTGTCCTGCTCCTCTTTGTGTAAATCAGATGCTAATCTCATTTTGTTTATCTGACGTAGGGTTAAACGTGTTTTACGTGTATCGTCTTTTTTCATAATTGAATCGTCTGATTTGGGATCATAAGAGTTATTCTCAACTGGCTCTAATGTTTCTTTGTCAAAATAAAATAATTCACGTAGTATCATGCTAGTATTTATACCTCTCCGCCTGGAACAGGAGCTTCTCCGCCTGTTACGGTTTCTGGTGGTGTTCCATCGCCGCCATCTTCTGGTGCCGGTGCATCTGGATCAACCGTTTCATCTTCCATTCCGCCTAGGTCTGCTTCCATACCTGCGGCACTAACTCCAGCGCCACGCATTTCGCCTGCGGCGTCTGTTGGTACTGGTGTAATATTTTCATCATTTTCTTGACGCCATAACTTTTCGTTATCTGCAACTTCTTCTGCACTTAGTCCTAAGAAACGTTTAAGTGCAAATCTATTTGAAACATAAGGTATAGCCGCCATCTGTGTAAACGTTCCAACTCTTGCATTGTCAAGCTCTGACTGTCTGTAACTTGCAAAGTTTTGTGGTGGTTGCATTCTTAGATCAAACATTGCTGTGTCAATGTTAATACCTTTTTCTAATAGGTAGCGTTTAAAGTCTTGGTTAAATTGTTCTGTTAAAAGTCCTTGTAGTCTTTCGCAATAGGTGTTGAAGCGTAACTCTTGAATGTATGCAGTACCCACTCGCCCATCTTGGAATGCACTAGAGCCATCGTCAGGCCCTGTAGGAAGATAAGAACTAGGAATACGCAAACCGCGTACCAACTTATTAGTAAAATATCTAAGATCATCAATCTCTCCTAGGTTAGTTCCACCTGGTAATGTTTCAACTTTAGATCCACGTCCTTCTGCTGTTTGCGGAAAGAAGTAATCTTCGTTGATACTTAATGGGTTATAGCTAGAGTCAATAACATTATTTCCTCCACCTGTGCTACTTGGAATACGTCTTTGGTGTATGTCTGTTTTTACACGTTCAACAAATTGCATTGCCAAGTGTGATGGCATATTACCTACGTCAACGTAGAATACTCTACGTTCTGGTGCTCTTTGCACTCTGTAAATAATAATAGCATCTTCTAATAATTCTTTTTGTTTGTATACTTTAAATATACTTTCTAATAAACTGTTACCAAATGGAAAGTTGTTATCTAATCCTTCTGATAAACTTAGGTGTACAATATGTTCTGCATCAACTGCAAACTCTGATTCGCCTTTTGCAAAACGCCCACCTTGTAATGCTTGGTTAGGTGCACCTGTCATTCCACGTGAACCGCCAGTCATATAACCGTCACCACCACCTGTAACATTACCATTTGTTTGTAATGGTGTAGTTGCTACATTGGAAACAAAGTTTAAGTTTACATTTTTAATAACATACTGCTCAGGTTTTTTACCTTCTGATTCGTTAACAATAATTTTTGTAACGTTTGCAGGATCAATGTAGTGCCATTTTTTAGTTTCTGGATCTCTAATAAAAAATGCATCGCCATACTTAAAAGTATTACGCAAAATACGGAACATTTTTGTTTCAAAGTTTTGTACTTTACACCACTGTTGTAAGTATAGTTTAAGTGTTTGTACTTCTGTGTTAGTTGCGTCTGATTTGAAATCCATAATAAATGGACTTCTATTTGAAGTATTTTTTTGTGTTGTAAATTCTGCTAAGATATCTAATGCGGCATTTACTTCACTATCGTTGTCCATAGTGTTATATTGCCCGTATCTTTCAACACGATTTGGAGAACCTACATATACATCTGGCAAGTAACTTGAATAATTTGCTTGAGCAGGACCCATACCTTGATTAGAACTTCCGCCTAATGGACTATAACTGCCGTCCCGATTAGACCCCGTTGGTACTGGTGTGAAATAGCGTTTCCAGCTCATATTATGCCGCTCCTCCTAATGCATCATTCATCTGTTTTCCACCTCTAGTTTGTTTTTTAAGTTCTTCTAACATAAGTGCGTTAGTACTATTTAACGAAACTAGCATAGAAGCACTTTTATCTTGGCTTTCATTTGATACATTTAATACTTTGGTAAATGATGCTTTGGTTTCTGCGTCCATGTTTTTGTATTCTTCGTTATATTCGGCTATTTGTTTAATTAATTCTTTAATATTTTTGGTAACTTGTTTTAAATTGGCATCGTCCATAGCTTCAACATATGCCGCAATACCTTGTAATCCATCTCCAATATTTTTAAGTCCAGCGGCATCAACATCAGCAAAAGCCTCAAGTTTTTTAGCCATAACATCTAAATTGCCATCATTACCAAAAAAGCTACTAAAGAATTTACCGGCGCTGTCTAAAAATCCGTTACCTGTAAATGCACTAACACCTTTTTGTAAAGATTGTAATGCTGGGCCTAGGTCGCTCATAGTTTTTGGATTAATTCCTTCAAACGATTTAACACCATCTGATAATCCTTCTAATGCTCCGTCACTAATAAACGATGCAACAAGTCCGCCTTTGGCAAGTCCCATCATATTATCAGTTAATGGCCCTAATGATTTACCAACATCAAGTAATTTCTTAGCATCCATGCCTTCAAACTTTTTAACGCCGTCTGCAAGTGTGCCTACTCCGCTAGTAATCGAATCTATCAATGCGGCAATTCCGTATCCAGCTACTCCAATTCCAGCAAACGCTAGACCAATTGCAAGTACACCTGGTACTGCTAGGTTAATTGGACCTGCTAGTGCGCCAATAGCCGCCGCAACGCCAAGTAATACAGCCGCGGCACCAATGCCGCCCCACAT